CCTTCCAAAATGTTAACACTCATAAGTGCTAGCCATAGTTTCTTTTTAAGCTCATACATATCAACTATAACTTTTTTGCCGTTAACTGTATGTGTACCTTCGCCTAACAGGTTATACCAACGTGATAGTTCAATTAGGTCGTCGTAGTATTTACTAATATCGCCGGCACAGTCAACAATTTCTTCAATGTCCATCATTCCATCAAAAATAACACTTGGATTATTATATACATTACGAATAATATGTGTGTAACTACGTGAATGGATTGTTTCACTAAATGTCCAAGTAATAATCCAGTTTTCTAGTTCAGGAAGACTTACAATGCTACCAAACGATTCTGCAGGTGCACGACCTTGTACACTGTCTAATAGTATTTGTCGTTTCAAATTAGACGTAAAAATATGTTGTTCATGTTTAGTAAGTGCTTTAAAGTCCTTGGCATCTTTGTAAACATCAACTTCTTCTGGTCTCCAAAAGAATCCAAGTTGACTGTCAGTAAACTTGTCAAAACTTGGATACTTCATAGTATCGTAACGCTGAATCGTAGGACCGCCACTTGGGTCCAAAAATGCTGTTACTTTAGTGTGATCTATTTTATTGTTAACGTCAAAAACGCTCATGTGTATGTGTCCCTTTATTAAATTACGCAACTTTCGCAATAGTCGTCGTATTCCGCTTGTGTTTCAAAATCTTCAATTGTCTTATCTTGTGAGTTTAACATGCTTCCAGACATCTTGTCAATGTCCACTTCACCGGCACCGTCAAATGTATTAAAGTAATACAATTGCTTGCCACCGTATTTGTAAAACATCAACAAGTGCTGTAGCATTGTACTCATTGGAATTTTATCATCATCGTAAAATTGTGGATTATAACTAGTGTTTGCACTAATACCTTGATCAATCCATTTCTGAAGAACACTTACAAGTTTAATATAACCTTCAGGAGTAGATTGATCCCATAGTAGTTCGTATTTGTTTTTTAGTTTATGAATTTGCGGAACCACTTGTTTTAAAATACCGTCTTTACTTTGTTTAATACTGATAAGACTACGAGGCGGCTCAATTCCATTTGTAGCATTGGCAATTTGTGCACTAGTTTCACTTGGCATAAGTGCCATTGTTGTAGCATTGCGAATACCCGTGGCTTTTAATTGTTCACGTAGTCCGTCCCAATCCATTCGCTCTACATGTGGTACTAATTCATCAATATCTAGTTTTCTAGTATCACACGGAACAATACCCTTGCTGTATTTTGTTTCATCGTTTAGTCGACATGCACCTTGTTCTGCTGCCAAATCTGCACTTGCTTTAATTAGAAAGTAACTCCATGCTTCTGCATACTCGTCAACTTTTTCTAGCGCAAGGTCGTCTGTGTAACTAAGATCATTTTTTGCAAGGAAGTAAGCAAAATTGATAATACCAACGCCTAGTGGACGAAAGTCTTTTGTGCTTTCTTCGGCAGCAAGAACTGGATAGTTCTGATAACTTAGTAGCGCATCTAGCCCTCGGATTGCCATTTTACACGGACGTTCAAAGTCCTTTATTGTTTTTATCAAACCCCAGTTAACAGCACTTAGTGTACAAAGTGCAATTCTACCATCTGGGTCATTGATATTATTCAACGGTTTAGTTGGCAAATCAATTTCTGCACAAAGATTTGATTGGCGAATTGGATGTAGTTTTTCATCAAAACTACTATGTGTATTGGCATTGTCTACGTTTTGCAAATAAATGCGACCAGTTTCTTTACGTTCATTCATAAAAGAACTAAACAACTCTTGTGCTTTTACAGTTTTTTTGCGCAGTCTTGTGTTGCGTTCTGCAGTTTCGTACAAGCGTTTAAACTCATCTTGATCTGCATAAAATGCTTCATACAACCCTGGAACATCGCTTGGCGAAAACAGTGTAATATCGCCGCCTGTGATTAGTCGTTCGTAAAACAATTTATTTAATTGCACACCAAAGTCCATTTGCCGAATACGAGTTTCGTTTGTACCTTTGTTGTTTTTCAATACAAGAAGGTCTTCTACTTCAAAATGCCAAATTGGGTAATAAATTGTTGCTGCGCCGCCTCGGACGCCGCCTTGACTACAACTTTTTACAGAACTTTGAAATAATCTATAAAACGGAATTACACCAGTGTGCGCTGTGTCTCCATTGCGAATAGGAGAGTTAATAGCACGGATACTACCTGCACCTACGCCAATGCCTGCTTTTTGGCTAACATACTTTACAATAGCACTCGAAGTAGCATTAATACTATCCAAGCTATCGCCGGTTTCAATAAGCACACAACTGCTAAATTGGCGTTGTGGTGTACGCACACCGGCCATAACAGGAGTAGGCAAACTAATTTCGTGTTGACTAATACAGTCGTAGTATTCCTTTACCCACTGTAGGCGTGTTTCTTTTGGATAGTTGTGGAATAGTGTTGCTGCAATCAAAACATAACACATCTGTGGTGTTTCGTAAACTGTTTTAGTAACACGGTTTTGTACCAAATACTTTCCACGCATTTGTTCCATTGCAACGTAACTTAACAAATCATCGCGATCATGTTTAACAAAATTATTTATACGCTCCCATTCTTGTTCGTCGTACCAATTGAGCAATTCTGTATCATAATAACCTAGATCGATATTTTTCTTTACCAGGTCGATTACCTTAATTGGCTCATATTGTCCGTACACTTCTTTGCGTAGATGATAATTGATTAAACGCCCTGCAACCCATTGATAATTTGGCGTTTCTTCGCTAATAAGTTCGCTTGCGCTTTTAATAAGTGTTTCTTGGATTTCGCTGCTAGTAATACCATTGTAAAATTGAATTTGGCTTTTAATTTCTACTTCACTCGGTGACACTCCGTTTATGTCATTGCACGCAAAAAACACTACTTTATGTAATTTTTCAATATCAAGTTCTTCTTTATTTCCGTTACGTTTTGTCACAAATGTAGTTGGCATTAATGTTTACTTTCTATGTTTCTTTTTTATTAGTTTAACTAATTTTATTCAAAAGATCAATATTCGAATAAGAAAAAATTAGTTGCAAGTTATGAGTTTTTGCAATGTGTTCTATATTTACAATCTCACCGATGTTCCAATTAAGCACATATTTCCCCTGGTTAATTGTTGGTAAATTAATCCAATTATCGTTTTGTTTATAAATGTTAAGACTTACATCTTCATACAAGTCTTGGTAGTTGTCAAGTAGTAATATTGAATAGCACATTCCTAATGCTACCGAAAGATCACAATAATAATTATCACTAATCAGTTGCCAAGGATTTGGCCATTCGTCAAATGAATCTTGTGCTATTATTTGAGAACAAGTTGGAACTTGTGCCCAAGTTGTTGCAATTTCTTGCAAAACTTCGTGCTTGTCTTTTCCCTCAATAGACTTTCGCCAGTCACGCCAATGGAGGATACGTTCGTCTCTTTTCTGCTGAAACCACATTTTTTATACTATACGTTGGGCTGAATATTTAAATGTTACGTCTGTTCCTGCTGCTAGTGTATAATTTAGCGTTATATTTGTACTATCGTCTACTACTGCAAAACTCAATAACAAGTCTGATGTTTCGTTATATTCGTCTGTAATATTAGCACCTGTAATTCTTAAAGTACCTTGTCTTTGATTAGTGCCTTTAATTGCAGTATAGTAGATTAACGTTGATTTTTCATTTGTACTATCAAATGTTAACCCAGTACTAACCGCAGTTGACCCTGCGATTAATGTTGCAGTTCTTCCTGCTTCGGTTTTGTGATTTCCAAAATAAACACCATCGCTAGCATTTACACTGTAAGTTTCGGTGCTGTTCGAAACTCTAGCATAAGTTTCTGCTTCTAAATCAGTTCTTTCAAACACATCACCGATACTGGTATTTCCGTTGCTTTCAAATTTTATTACTTCTACCGCTGGAGTACTAGAGTTATTTTTAGCAATATTACTACCAAAATAATTATAAGCACTATTAACACCCGGAACATTATAAACATGGATTGCACTTTCATAAATGTCATCAAAGTGACTGTTAGTAATATTAATAGAACGCGGACCGTTGCCAGTGATTGTTTGTCCGACTTTTACACCTTCCCAGAGTGTGTCAAAATAACACCCGTTAAACACAATATTAAAAACATTATCATCAATTTCGGCGCCAAATGCATTTTGTACAAAACTACAATTTTCAAAAACAATATTATTTGTGTTAATTGCACCAGTTTTAGACACTGTTACACATGCACCAAGATTGTTTACTGCACTAGGTATACCGGTGGTAATCCCAGAGAAATTGATATTTCTAAACACACATTGTCTGCTGTTAACCACTTCAAGTACTGGACCGTCGGAACCTCTTTCAAACGACATATCGCTTACTTCAATATGTTGAGGACTTCTAGCATCGTTATTTCCAATGTTTACACCTTGTTGATACTCACTATCTACAGTTGTAACAACTAACTCATTTGTGTCTTCGCCATTGTAAATTATAACTGAACTATTTTTACCTTCGCCTACTAATTTTGCAAATGGAGGAATACCGATTGTTTCGTTAACACTATAAACACCTGCAGGAAAAAACAGTGTTCGTCTAATATAGTTGTTTTGTGTTGTACTTGTAAACAATTCTCTAAGTGCATTTTTTATTGCATCTGTATCGTTGGTTGTACCGTCGCCAATGGCACCATAATCACGAACACTAACATACTCATCAAGTTTTGCTTGCAAGGTTCTTGACGAAGATGCATGAACGTAACCTGTGAGTTCTGCTTTATACTTGTAGCTATCAACTACACCAACAATGTCGTCGTGTTCGGTTAAAATTTGTGTATTGCCAACTGCTGGAGCGCCTTCGGAAATTGGACCGTTGCCAATATATAATTTCCTGGTGTCAATTTCCCACCCAAGTTCAGCAGCACTTAGTTGTAGATTGTCGCTGTTACTTGGACCATTATCGCTTAGTCCGTATCTGTGTTGAATTTTACTAATGCTAACGATTGGCATACGTTTTCCTTTATTGTTCTATTGTAGATATTTATCAGCCAAACTTCGAATAATACTCTTCACATCTACTCCACCAAGCATCGCTCCACTTATTAAAATCATCGGGCCATAGATCAAATTGTTGATACGTTAAGTCTCTTGCACACATAAACACATGTCCTTCGCGGATATTTGTTCCAAACAATTCGTTGTGTGCTAGTGCATATGCAGTCATTTGCAGATAGTAATCTTCTACCCACTCTGCTTTTTTAGGTTTGTTAGTTTGTTTAAAATCCATAATACAAGAGTTTCCTTTGTATTGTCCGACTAGGTCGCATGTTCCTGCATAAATGCCAGGCATGTACAAAGCAATCTCACTGCCCCAAATTTCGTTAACATCAACTAGTGCTTCGTCTTTGATACGAGTAGCCATTGCGTGTGCTTGTTTAGCATATGGATTGCTGCCAGGTGTTATCCATTCTGCAGTTTCTACATAATCTTCAAGATATTTGTGCATACGAGTACCTACACCGGCAGCTTCAGTAACAATTTCCTGTGCCTTAGACTCGCCAACACGCTTCTTCCACGCAATAAGATGAGTCATATCTTTGGTTTTTCCTAGAATAGTCGTGACACTAGGGACGGCGCCAGAAGGAGTAAGATATTTTCTTGATCCATCGACGTTTTTTCTCTTAACTTCTTTGTAAGGAAATTTGTTATCTAATATTAAAGTCATATGTTATTATAACTTAGATTTGTAGATTAGTCAACACCTAAAGTGTTAATTCCAGGTAATGTTCCAATATAAAATAGTACCTGTTGTGCTTTTTCTATTAATGCTATAACCAAGATCTTGGAAGTGTTTAATAACTGCACTCATTTCAGCAGACTTTGCTGCGTCAGTTGTGGTTTGTTTCCACACATTGTAGTATGCTTCGCCTGTAGCATCGTTGTTTGTCATTTTACTACCAATTACAGTAACACCATTAATGTCCACTGTGCTACTAGCATTTAGTGTTGCTTCAAGTGTACCACTATCAACGGCAGCAATAATGTATAATTCTAACAATGCAATTTCTTCAAATACTGTAGAAGTATAAGTTGTACTATTTGCTTTTGCAGTAGATGCTTTGATTAAATTTGTCATTGTTATTTCCTGCGCTTTGTTGCACGTTTTGCCATTTGTTTTACTGTTTTTTCGCTGCCGGGGTCTGGTGCTTCGTCTTCGCTATCAATGTTAAATCCAGTATTAATTGTAATGAATTCTTGATTTAAATCTGTAATCAAATTATCAAACATAGTATTGCCTTTTGTATAATCGACTAGTTCATCAAAAGTAACACTGTAACCGAGATTCATTAACATTGTGTTTAGTTTGTCGAGACTGATTTTTAGCCCTTGGTCAGCATAATCTGCCCTAGCTTTTAGCATGTTTAACAATGTAGCTAGGGCAGCTCTTTTCTCTGTTGCCCCAAAGGACTCAATTTCGTGTAATCTCATTAGTCTCTCTTTGTACGACCCAGTTCTCTGTCGCCGCCAGCTGCTGAATCAGACGTTTCAAAATCATCTAGTTCGACTTCAGCGTCGGTGTTAACATCTTCGTCATCCATATCATCTACTGGCACTTCTGCACTACTCATTGAAACTGGCTCGTTGCCACTGAGTGAAGCAACTGAATTAGCCATTGATTCACGTGACCCACGCAATGTTTCTAGTAGATTATTTAAAGTTTCAGTAGCACTAGAGTTAAATGCACCTGCAGCTTCTGCACCGCTACTGGCACGTAGACTGTCTGTTAATGGAAGCAATTGCTCGTTTAACATTTCGCCTACATCTTCTAGCATTCCTTGAATACGATCTACCATATCTTGTGCTGCCATTAGACTTTCTGCTGCGCCGACTTCGTCTTCCATCATTGGCGTTGCTTCGCTAACATTATGGTGACTTAGCGCATCGTAATGTGCCACTGATACTTCGTCGTATACATCGTCAAACGCTTCGTTTAAACCCTTAGCATCAAATTTGCCGCCTTGCGCCAGGATTGCTCTGTGTAGTGTGCCGCCATCGCGGAAACGTTTACCTAAACTATTAATTTCTTCTAATGTGTTAGCCATTACACGATCAATCATTTTTGCTGCATCTGCTTCAAGTACTAAACGATTTGTATCTAATTCCATTACTTCTTCAGATTCATATAGTCCATCGATATCGCCCGAGTAGCCGTCACATGCATGGTCTTCATCATTAGGGCAATCACCACCGCAATATTTGCATTCTGCCGCTTCATTAACTGCGTTGCAGTTACAATGTTTACAAGTCGGGGCACATGTACAATCTTCTGCTGTTACATCGCTACCACAGCAATCGTCCGAGCAATGTGTGTCGTTTGCCTCTGACAGAAAACTTTCAAGAATCTTCTTTGCCATTAATAACCCATTAAATGTTTGATTGTTTTGAGTTTCAAATCTGTGTTTATTATTTTTAAATTGAGAAAGTTTAGTATCAATGCTTTCGAGCATCGACAAAACTTGTGCAGTTGTTTGCGTCTCAAGTTTGTTGAAGTTCCAACCAATACGAATTTTCATATCTTCGTTTAATTGTTTCCACTCAACTTTATTTATATCAACTAGTCGCATTAATCTATCCTTATTATAAGAGTATTTATCAAATTGAAAGAGATTTCAGATCTTGAAAAATTGAATCTTCTAGTTCGTTGATTTCGCCAAGAGTGCGACTTAGTCTGTTTTCAAACATAACAACTCTATTAAAATTGTTGTTTTTTGCGTTACGCTTAATGTGATAATTGTAAAAAGATCTATCCTCACGAAGTTTGGTATACTTTTTATTTGTGCTTAGTAGCTTTTCGGCAACTGCATTATTGCTTTTCACAAGACAGATAGCATATCCTGCTGCCCAACTTCTTTTTAAGAACTCACAAACAACTGTAGGTCCTTTTGTAACGTTAAATCTAGGTCCTTGTGTAATTACACGGTAAGGACCTACTGTGATTAAATTTGGTTTTACTTTGATAATCGTAGTGTCAGTGACCGAAATTTGTTTTGTAACAAATTGATCTAGTTTATCTAACAGTGAAGTTTGATCGCAATTTATAGTAAACATTTTCGCCTTTCTTAGACCTAAGTAATATGCCTTTTGACATTAGTGTATGTATAACACGAATTGCATCTGTTGTCAATGATTCAGAAGAAAGAGTCTTGTACTTTTTTAAATACTGTACCAGACTGTATTCCTGCGAATTAATGCTTACATTTACTCCGGGTGCAATTTCTAATTTATACATTATTATATTATTGAATTATTGAATTTGTAAAAAAATACCAAACTACTGTAGCTAAAGATCCTAGTAAACCAAAAATTAAAATTCCTGCTATTCTTATAATTGATCTTAGTGCGTTGTTTTCTTTTTCAGATAGTCTATTATCGATTGTAATTATTAAATTTTCTAGATTATCTAGACGAGTATTTGTATTATTAATACCGTGTGCTAACATTTCTAAATCTTTTTTCATTTGCCCATACCTTTCGGCACACAGGTCAACGTGCGCTTCTAAACTCTCTTTTTCGAGTCCTGTGGTAGACATCAATCGGTTTCCTTGTGTTTATACTCATTATGAGTGTGTTAGTTATACTTGTATATACAAGTGTAGTTGAGCCTTGTTTATTTTGCCAATGATGTGCCTAGATACCAAGAATTATCGCCCTTGGAACAACAGTATTTACACCTGAAACCTATTATATAATATATATGTTTTTTAAATTTCCTGTTGTCATAAAGTAACTTGGAAATATTGGAGAAGTTTCGTTTAAATTTGGAATAATAGGTACAAAATGTAGATCTTCAAGCAATGCACTATGGTTCTCTCCAAACGGCTCAAATCTATCTACTGAAAAACTTAAATGCCAAACATTAAAATAGTCAGGTAAGTTAGAATCTAAAAATAGTGATCCAGATATAATTTTATCAATGACAAGTTGTTCGACATGGGTGTCAGATAAGTTTGCCCGTAAGCTAATAGTCTGACATAAACTATCAAAATTACTTTGCTGATTTCTTTTCAGCCAGAAATCTTTATCAGTTTTTTCATCGCTATTATACACGCCTGTGGGTGTAATATCAACAGTTGTATATACACTATATCTGTGCATCATGCTAGTTTAAGTCCAACATCTTCAACTGTGGTGCCACTTACATCAACATTATTAACACCACAGGTAATTCCTAGTTGTCTTAGAGTTTCTTGTAGGGTAACGTGATCCCAGCCACCGCCATCGTGTTCAATCATAATACTAATCTGACCGCTTGCATCATTTTCAATTTGTAAAAACAACAATGAAGAAATTTTAAGTATTTCAAAAATTATAGTTTCAGCTGCTTCTCCAGATTGAACTTCATCACTAATATCTACTGCAATATTTGCACTGTCTTTTACTAGTATTTTAAAACATTTTGATTTGCTGCCACCAAAGGTTACTAGTTCTCCAGGTGTTGCGTTTTGATTAACACCGCTTAGTACATCGCCATGCACTCTTGTTATCTGTGCCATGTGTTTTCCTTAAATTCTGTTATAATAGTAGTATTTATTCATAAAAAAAGACGCTCCAAAAGAGCGCCTTTTTAAAATTCTAACTAATATTATTATATTAGTTAAATTAGTGTGCGAACGTTGCTGTTAGAGCAATACCGCCAGTTGCTTCTGCGCCGCCTGGGCCGCTTTCAACCATTACATAGCATGTTGCATCTGTAGTGCTGTTGATACCAACAACAGTACCACCGTATGTTGTTGTTATTGCTGCAACTGCGTCTTCAACTGTAATTGTTGCAATTGTTACTGCGTATAGGTAATGAGTTGCGCCCATGCCTTGGCCGGCTTCAACTGCTGCGTTTGAACTTAATAGTGCCATTTTATAAAAATCCTTTTATCTTTGTATACTAATATTTATCTTTTTAATTAAAAAAAAGTACTTTGTTATTACATAAAATTTAATAAATTTTTTGATAATTTTATTGCGCCACTACGACTAAGATGTTTGCTTGTGTCTGCCCAATCTAATGGTTTAAACAGGTGCGCTTTATCTTCTAATCCATATAAGCCAGATGTATACATTTCAAATGCATAATGTGGTGTATTTCTTAACCTATGCAATGCCGAAAAAGCACCTTGTGTACCTTCTAAATCTAGCCTATCATTTAAAAATCTTTCGTAATACCACCTCACACCATCAGACTCAGCTGATGTCGGACGAAAATGTAAAAACTGTTTTTGTAATTCTTTATACTTTACACGAAGGTAATTTGGACGACCTCTTATTGGTTGTTCGAGATATTCGTCAAAATCAGTTAACCCTGCTAAACTTCCAGAAAAGTTTCCATAAAAGTTTCTGGTAGGATAAGTTGTTTGAAAAAATACAAATTTAGGATCAAATATATCCAATGCTTTTGATATTAAAAAATCACTAAAAGCATTAGAACCTCCAGGAACTCCAAAATTGATAACTGGTATATTAAGTGATCTTTCAATTAGTGCCGGATATGTATGTTCTACGACGAGTTGGTCTGGAACTTCTCCGTGTGTATAGCTACATCCAAATACTAAAATCATAATAGTTGTGCCTTTTAATATTTAAGTTAGGGCAGGAATATTAACAACCTGCCCTAACATTTTCTTACCATTTAGATACGCTTTTTCCTACTAAGTATCCGCCGGCTCCAGCAGCCGCCAGTTTTGCCCACAATGGAATGCTGCCGCCTGCTTTTGGATCTTTCCAAGTACCACGTTTGTTCATGACTCTATTAAATGGTGAAAACAAGTCACTTTGTTTAAGGTCCTTACTAAGACCTCTGTGTACACGCTGCGCTGCGCTTACACGTTCGTTGCCTAATGAACTACTCCAATCAGCAACTACTCTTCTTGCACTAAGCAACCCTGGGTTCTTAACCCCCAGCTGTCTTTGTAGTGCTAAGAAAAATCTTCTATCATAACTAGGATCAGGTTTATTTTTAGCAATCCCGTTTAACCAGTTTTTAAATTGTAATTTAGGAAAACTCACACGTTGATCATATTTAATTCTATCGCTGTAGCGGTCAGGATTCATTAGTATCTGTGCCATGTTGTTCATGTCGCTACCGCTACTACGCCACCCATCTAATCCACCTGCAAGTGTTGTCTGTGCATAACGCTGTGCCGCTTTGGGGTTTTCGTATGCCATAATTTGCAGTGCCATTGCGCTGTTGAAAAAGTTTTCGCCTATTGTACCTACACTTACTTCTGGTAGTTTAGTAGCGTTCCTAAATACTCTTGCTTCGCTTAAATCTTTTAAAAAGTCAAAACTCATTGTACTATTTGATCCTTGTTAATTGCAAATTTTGCATTTCCAATTTGCAATTGTATTTTAGTTGGGCTCAGCTGTTGGCTTACTGCACCGGTACGAGTTTCGCCTTTTTTGTTTTTATAGGTTACTAAATCTCCTATTTGATATTCACGGGATTTAACAGGTAGTTTTGTTAGTGCTTTTTTACGATCTTCTCCAGCATGTGCTATAATATCAGTTAAAGAACGACTTGACAAATCAGAATATTTAATCTTATTCATTAGCTCATTGGATAACTGTTTGGCATTATTGCTAGTCAAGTACTTGATTAATTGGTCTTTGTATACTTCACTGTTGCGCATGTTTATATTGGCTCGTTGAAGTTTTTTAATATTATCAAACCATTTTTGTTTATTTTGTTTGATAATTTCAAGTTTTTCTTTGCGTTCATTTCTTTTATTAGCAATGCTGTTAACTTTGCCTTTTAATGAATTCATGAAGCTAGTACCTGCTGGAACTTCAGTAAGTATTTCAACGGCCTTCATTTTGCTGCTTTCTAATTCCACGTTGGAATTTTTTTGCATCTTTTCCTTTGATGCTGTTAACAAATCTACGTTCTAACTCTAATGCTATATCAGGATCAAAATTTTCATGGATCATATCAATTAGGTTGATTGCACTATTGATGACGTGATTTGCACGACTTTCAACAACAATTGCCCGGTCTTGTGCGGGTACCATGTTACCAATTTCTTCAAGAATACTACGAGTTTGCTTTTTCATACTAATATTTATCTAATCAATTATATAAAAAGTCTATTAATTCTGGGAACGTTTCTCTCCAATTGCTGCCTCTCCGCTTGTCCAATCGGTTTAAATATTCTACTACTTTACGTTTATCTTTAACATCCTTACTAAGAATTCCATCAGTTGACTGCCATACTAACCTAACCGGATCAGTTACTCTATTAGTACTAAAATTTTCATTAAACCAGTTTTTTAAATGAGGATAGTTATTATAATTCAAAATACCCAAAGCACTGTTTACTCCAAACATCACATTAACCGGCATCTGTTCTCTAAACCAAAATAAATTTTCAACTATCTTTTCCCATTTTGCCGGATAGCGTTGATATTCGAATCTTTTACCAATATCGTCAATACTAAAGTCTAGTGACACTAACTTAAATTGACTCCATAGATCAACTAGTTCGGGCTTTGGCAGGACACTTGCATTAGTGTTGTAATTTAAAACTACATTCTCTTTGTTTTTAATCTTTTTAAGTAACTCCCAGTGTTCGTCAACTAACATAGGTTCGCCTCCGTTAAAATGTACCCATCTCACTTCATCAACATCAATGGTTTTCCAAAATTTATTGGTTTGTGTTACTCTTTTTTGTTTTTCTATACCTAATTCTTTTTGCCACGCAATACTAAAACGAGGACCGCAAATGGCACATCTTAGATTGCAATTATTTCCTGTCCAATAGTCTATCTTCAAAATTTTATCAGTGTAATCAACACCGTCATTTATGTTTCTTTCTTCCCACTCAATTGAGCCGTGTCTACGACTTCTATCTCCGCGGTCTTCAACGGTTTTACAATAACTACATTCATCCGGCCATTCGCCATTATTCCATTGTTCTCTAATTCTTTTGAAATTTTCGTCGTTAATAAAATCAATATTTTCTACTTTCCAAGATGGCATAACACAACACGAACTAATGTAAGTTTCATCATCTTTAGCTTCTACATTTAAACAATTGAATGCATCTGGGCAACTCATCTAATTACCTTTCAAATTGTCAAGCATGCTCTTTAGTGCAGTGGTTTGTACTTCTGCTTTTATTTTAGGAGTATGCTCTGTAGGTTTACTATTGCTAACTACAGACTTCTTTTTAAGTTTATCCATAATATTACTACTACTTGGTCCAGGAGTATAATCATCCTGATCTTCTGCATCTAAAATACGCAAGCTTTCAATGTCAAACGTCAAATCAACTTTTTGTCCTACTCCACTACTACTACGTGTCTTCATTAACTGTAGTTGATAGCGTCCAGTTTCACGCATTGCTCTACTTGTAAAGATACCAAACACGTTGTCTGCTGTATTTATCTTACTAATGCCGCCAGAAATATGACTATGATCAAATTCAACTTCTTCAACACTGCTACGATTCAACTGCGATGCTGTAATAAGAACAATGTCTAGTTCTTTTGCTAAGTTGCGCAATTCTTCTGATACATATTTGTCTTTAACAAACAAATCACTCGGACTAACTTTAGCACTAACTGGCATTAATAGATCCAAGTAGTCTACACAAATATAATCACACGACACTCCATCTTTGATTTGCAATTCTTTGAGATAACTTCTAATATCATTAACCGTGCTTTGTGCAGGCATATATTTAATACGCAAGTTGCCGCTTTTCTTGCCCATCATTTTAACTTTCATTTCAACCTCGTCAAGATTTTTAAAGATCTTGTTAGTTGCAATGCCTGTTGTCATTGAGTCAATACGCATACTACACAAGTTTTCACTAAGTTCTAGTGTAATGTATGCACCGTTTTTACCGGCTTGCATCATGTTAACTGCGAGATTTTGCATAAACAAACTTTTACCCGAGCCAGAGCCGCCTGCGAAGATTTCTAATTCGCCCCTGTTCCATCCGCCGAACAATTTCCTGTCCAAGCTAGGCCATCCTGTGGTCATTTGGCCGTTATTGTCTTTGATTTCTTCTAATCGTGTTCTAGGATCAGCAAAGTAATCAACTCCTAAGTCTCGTGTTAGACTAATTTGTACTGCATCTTTTACTAGTTTCTCAATTGGGTCATACTCGCCTTTTTCAATCAAGTCAGCACTTTCAAGAATTACCCTCTTGAGTGTCTCGTGTCTTGTAAAACTTTCAAACTCGTCCATAAACCATTCAGTAGTAGCATCATCTACATTATCTAATTTTTGCAGTGTAGCGCCTGTTTCAGCATGTATTTGATTTACATCAGGAAGGTCTGTGTACTTTTTGCTATAGTTATTGATAAAATCTGCCGGGGCTTTTAAACTACGGTCAAAATTGATACTGTCAAAGATGTTTTGCACACGTACAAAACACTGAGCGTCTGCTAACATAATTTCTAAAAATAGTTTTTGTAAGTCAATACTATAATCTTTTGTCATTGTAATCCTTTATTAGACCAACTCTCGAGATCGCAATTTAATCTTTAAATCACTACTTTCGACTTCTTGAAGTATACTTCTTAGTGTATACAATTTACCGTAACGCTTATATGCATCTGCACAATCTTTAATATCAGTTTCCCATAATGGAAAACTTACACTCCACCCATACTGCAATGCTGCATCAATTAGCTTTAATCCACTTTTGTCTCTGTCAGGCACAACAATTACACGTTTGCCCAGACTTTCAATAATCTCTGCTTTATTTTCGCTAACTTCGTTAGTCAACACTGCAACTCCGCCAACTGCTATTCCGTCCAATGGACCTTCAGTAACCAACACAAATTCTCGTTCATGCGTCTGTGCGTCAGTGTTAAACACATAGTCACTATCAACTTGATTAAAGTATTTTAATTTGCTGCCATTAATTGTACTTCTAGCTGTATATCCAATTGTTTTTCCTTGCCACACATAAGGTATAATTACTCTTTTGTTCATACCATTGGTTGTATCTGGGCTCCATTGCCAGTTATAATCGTCAATACTAAAACCTCGTTCTTGTATAAAACTATATATCCTGGCAATGTCCTTGTCAATATCTTGTGCACCTGCTGCTATTAATTCATTCAACGGAGCACACTCCGGTAGTTCAACTGGTTTAAATGTTTTACTTTTTTTCTTAAACTCTTGTTGAACTATTTCTCGATCAACATTACGCATTGCATCAAATACCAATACTTGTATTTGATCATACGGCATGTTAAACCAACTAAACAAGTTCCTGGCCTTAAAGCCCAAGTGCCTACCTGGTTGCCATCCAGTTTTAAAGTTACAATTAAAACAATGATAACTAAAGCCACCTTCGGGAGTAAACATCACACCGCCGCGGCTTCTTGTGTCGGGCGTTTCGCTTTGATACGTGCAACACGGAGCATTGAAACTAAGCCAGCCTTTACTGGCTTGCTTGCGCTTCAGTGGCAATACATCTAATAATGATTGTTGTATAGTATTCATCTGTATTATATTAACAGAACTAAAATAGTCTGTCAACTACTAATAATAATCGGCAGTATACTTCATTAATTGTTTAATTTGTTTGGCATCTTTAGGAAAACTGTTTCTGAATCGATCGTACACAGGAAGTTGGTTTCTGTACTTTTCTGGATTGCGAAGTGCTTCATCTGGATCGTCTGTGTTGCTTTTCATTTCATCTGCTAAGTCGTGTGCATATGCCATTAGTTCGTGCGGATCCCGTAAATACATTCTCATTAGATCACGTTCAGTGCCGCCTTGCTTTTTCTTTTCCACACCCTTCATGTATCCACTTTTGTGTTTTTCTAAAGTATCTGGATTTATTTTATCGTACTGTTTCCAATGAATTGTTTCGTGGGCTAGCATACGCATTAGAATATTTTTAAATGTTTCTGGACCCCAAACACCTTCGAGATTTTTTGCATGCAAAAATACTCTTACGCTTTTGCCTTCTTCTTTAGTCCAATCAGCTGCGGCACTAACCCATTCGTTTGGATCCTTGCGTGGTGAATAATCTGTTATAAACTCAATGGGAAGTTCGTCAACATTGTTGCTGTTGAGTATTTCTTCTAGCTCACTGATGTCATCTTTGTCATTATTGTCATCAAGGTATTCTTTGTATTCCTCGATACTATCGTCAATAATTTCTTCAACCCGGTCCATGAAATCTTCATCGGGTTTAATTTTTGCTTCATTTGTAAATTCGTTAAATCTCATACTTTGTGCTGTATCTTTGTTACATCGCCTGATGTTTTGGTAATCTTAAATCTTATACCCGAAAACATACCTTCAAAATTTACAGGATATACTCCAGTTGTAGCACTGCTATATGTGTTAGTAGAAATATCAATCCAAAAACTTGTAGCAGTTGAATCTTCTAAATGTCCTTGAATTACAATATTTCCCACAAACGCATCTAGCGTGTATGCAACTGTATTTAAACCAGTGTTGCTAGCATCTACTGCAATTGCACTTGTATATGCTACTCCGCCGTTGTATGCACCAATTGTAGGTGTGCTGCTAGAAACTAGCTGTGCATACGCATCGCCACGAACTTCAATTGTTCCACTTGCATCGTAGTTTTCGTCAACATAAACTGGATATTCAATGCCATCACCTTGAGTACAAATAATTCCGTAATTGTATTTGTTTTTGTCAAAAGTCTGCATATCTTCACGAGTAAAGGTTGTAGTTAAAATTCCTTTAACACCGTCTGCAATGATTAAAGTTCTTGTTAGCAGTTCTCTGCCTGTTTGTGGCTCTATCACATTTAATACAAAAGTACTACCGCCGACATTAACTTTTTTCTGATGGTTATTTTTAATATTAAATTGTATAGGATTATCTACACCTTTATGAAGTTTTATTGGTTTTGCATAATACATATTGTTCTGCCTATCTGGCAAGCCTGCGCCGATTGTTACGTGGTGACTTTGTTTGTATAAATATCCATAGTAGTTAATCATTTGGCTCGTCCTTAATAAAGATATTTATCCTTATTATAAGGTAATAACGAAAAGAAAATAATGTTAGAAAAATACCCGTTCTTGGCAATTGTCAAATACAGTAATATAGAATATGTTTGTGTAATACAAAATCAAGACAATGATGTTACGACAATATACGACTATAATACATTACGCGAAGAGGATAAAAGCAAGTTCCTCCGCCTTGCCGATCAATGGTGGTGGGAATCTAATAGAATGATTCCAATTAATATTTTTCTCAAGAATGATTGGAAACCGTTTGCATATTGTGCCAAAACATTGATTAGTAAAGAAGTAGAAATAATCGGCGGGCATTGTGTTAGACTCAACGAGTTAAGCACAAAACGAACAAAAAGAAAAAATATACAGCTAGTTAGAAAACTAGACTAAACACCACAGTCTAAGTTTATATTAACTGCTACCAATGTTGCGTAAGCAACTGCATGGGATTTCTTAAAGAAGTAACTACCGTCGTCGGGTTTTCCCCATACACTTTTAGCTACTTCGTTCCACGGCAGTCCTATTAAATGTCGTTTAGCCGGGCGTATTACACTTAATAACATTGCCATTCTAGGAATAGTGTTTGTTGGTTTAGGCATGCGATGTAGTGTGTCATAATGATTACCAATATGTATAATATTTTCTACAAAACTTCTATCATTAAGACGATCCCAGTCTGGCTCTGTGTTTATTAAACGATCTAAGTGTGCATGGTCATTGACACGCTCGTACAAGTTAACATTAAGAAAGTCCAACTTGATGTATCCCATTGCTTCGCTTTGCTTGTGATCAATAGTACACAACCCTGTGCTAGGATCAACTGGAATATCCGTAACATACACACCAGTGTTGTGTTTTACAATTTCGTCTTTTCTATGTATGCTTGCTGGAACATTGCGTATTAGTTGAAGAATACGTTCTCTGTCTGCACTATCGATATCAATATCCATTTACTTAATCCCACAAGTTCTCAAAATAAGTTCCAAATANNNNAAANCCNTTNGTCATNCGTNCTTGNTGTNCTTTAGCTTCTTCACTATCCCAGCTGTAGTCGTAGTCATCCATCCAATCATCTCGGCACTTTTGTTCAAACGCCCAAATCATTTCATCTAGTATATCATCCCATTCTTGTTCTGTCAAGTTTGCTGGATAGCCGTGTTGAGTTGCTTTGAGTTGTACAAGCATAGGCAGGATGATAGGAGCAAGTGTATGATCCATGCTCCATGTATCATACTTGTGAATCTTTATACTTGTTCTTTGTTTAGGCGAATATCCAAACCAGTCGTATAGCCAGTTGTGATAGAACCTATGATTAGGATACTTTCCAATTTTAACTTTCATTTGTAAGCCTTTCCAAAGCCTGCGATATACAGTCTGTCGTCTTCTGAAAACTGATAGATGTTAAAATCTCCAAACTGTCCGTACATACTAGCACCTTTATCACGTTTGTCAAACTTTTTTAATGCCTCTTCTGTTTTTTTTACTTTCTCCAACACACCGTATAATGTAAGTCTTGGGTTATTCATTTGTGTACGATTTTTGTTTTTATCAGCAAAGTACAATGTAACTATTGGGTTTCTTTTTATATTATCGGTGTGTCTGCTCAAGTCACTGAGTAGTAAATAAATTACACCGTCTTCAACTACAGGAGTTATCTTGCTAACTTCTGGATATGCACCTCTATGTGTGCCCATTGCTGCCTGTTGATAATTTTCCAACAGTGTTTTTATTTCGGTTTCTACTTCTTTAATGTTGTGGTACATTTTCTAATTCATCTTCGTCCACTTAAAATCCTGATTTATTTAAAATATCTTTGCACCATTCGGTGTCTGCAGGATATTTTTTTAATTTGGAATTCCAGTACTGAGGATCGATCCACTCAAACACAATTGACAATTGTTCTTGATTTAATCTTTCTAGCATCTGTATTCCACTACTACTACAATATATAATCCAAGGACTAACTCTGCCGTTGCTTATTGCTCGTGTAATTTTATTTTCATTGGCATATTTAAAGTAATGATTAACTTGACTTGAGTGTATCTCTGCCCATTTTTGCATTTCTATTATACTACGTTCTAGTGCATCCTGTGTATCTTCATTTTTTATATATTCTAATAGGTATTCGCTATAAAAAACATCTTTGGTCCATTGATCAAGTTTTTTGTTATTTTTAATAACCCATTCTGCAAAGCGTTCTGGTTTTATAGCATTTATACTGTGCAAGTGCCTTCCGAATTTAACAAATGCTGTATAATAAGGACTAGAACTGAATTTTTCATATGTTGTTTTTTCTTTATTTTGTGTAAATTTGTAAAACTTTTGATAAGACATAAACCCTAGTCGTACACCAACTTCGTTTCTTTGTTGAAATCTGCGCTTCGGTTCGCACAAGTGACTAGCAAGTGTACTTTCTTTAACATAACTTTTTCCACAGTACTGACACTTAAAATCCTTAGGCATAGGTCCTAGATCTTTTGCCGCCTTAATTATGTCATTTAAACTACTAGTCATTTAAACGATGCCTTGATTTGTTTGTCGCTGTATCCATGATCTTGTAACAATTGTTTTACTTCTTTTTTGTTTGTTGTTGATGCTAACAATTCAAGTTCGTCGTCCTTGTAATTTGGATAAATTTGATGCAACAATTTCATTATAGTGTTAATGTCTTTGTTAGCTTTGTTCTTTTTCATCGGAGGAATGTATTGATGATCCACACGGGTGTATTCATTGACCATTGTGGTCATTAACAGGTATATTAATTTGGCATGATTTTTAGTAAGCATGCTAATTGATGGATTAAGTGTTTGATTTGCGTTAATCAAATAGTATCTATGCATGTCAGGATTATTATGTCGTACTATACTCATATATCGGCTGTACAACCAACTGCTAAACTTATGTTGCTGTTCTTCGGTAAGAGTTTCCCACCAGTCTGTGTTTTTGTTATTGACTGCACGAAACAAATCTGCCAGTTTAATACCACTTTCGCTCATTTACCAAGCCTTATTAATATCTACTATTTCGCATTGTTTGCTAATGTCTTTAACAAAATAAGCACATTTAGGCTTTGGTTTATTTTCTAATGGTATTGCTAACATATTACCAGGTTTTAATTTAGGAAAATACCATTTAATGTCATGATATACATCAACTATTTCAATTGGTGTAAAATCGGGCATAATATCGCTAATTGGATTAAATGCAAATGCTTTAAAATCTCTATCGTTAAGTCTTGTTAACGGAAGTACTTCAAGGTCACCATAGTCTGCTTCACCTATCAGTATTTGCCAATTGTAAGGCACACGTATAATTTTGCCCCCTATGTTTAGTACAAACGCAGGATCGTTAAACGTTTCTAGAAAAATTAAAGGAATAAAAAAGTAATCAGGGTCTGCAGGATTGCTGTTGTCTAATACACCAAACCGAAGATCGCTTACTTCTTCTGGAAAGTCAGACATTTCAAAGCAAGTATTTTCTGCTGTAAGTATTCTCATAAGGTATCCTTTATTTGTATATTAATGTAACACAAACCGGTTAATAGGTCAAGTTAATACTCTTTAAGTTTATAAACCTTAAACGGATAGTTTGCTTCTTTATAGAAAGCTTTCCGTTTGGTCAAATGTCGCTTGCTAAACTTACAGCTACTAGTTATGTCCCAGATTTCGACATGGTCCTTGTCTTTGGCTTTACGAATACCGCGACCAATACTTTGAATTACCCTAACGAAGCTCTTTCCGGGCTCAACAAGAACCAAATTAAAAATACGAGGGATGTTAATGCCCACAGCGGCAACACCGTAAGTAGCAATTATAACCAGGTTTGTTCCTTCTTTGATTTCGTCATACGCATCTTTTCTATCTTTAAGTTTAACATCGCCTTTAACAAAAACACTTTCGGGGATTAACTCTTGTAGTTTTTCTCCTGCTTTGATCCTGTCTACTAGTATAAGAGTATTGCCGTTTTGTTTAATACCATTAATGCGATCAGCCATCCATTGTATGCGTGTATCGTCTGTAACAAGATACTGCATTTCTTGTTGATACTCGGTGTACTCTTTGTGGTCCTGTGTTTGTAATATGTTTACGTTACATTGTGCTAGTACACCCATGTCTTGTAGTTCGCTGGCAGCAATTTGATTTACTACTTCACCTAAACTTATATGTAAACTAGCAAACTCATGTTTCTCTTTGGGTATAGTTCCAGTCAAGCCCCAACGAATAGGAATGTTAGACATTACTCCTGTTAATAGTGTTTTTAATGCGTCAGCTTTTGCTTGGTGTACTTCGTCAATAATAACACAAATAACATCTTCTAAGAACGCTTCGATAGTAACAGGTGCTACTCCGTTCTTTGTGTTCTTGAGCATGCTGTTTAAACTTTGCCACGTACAGATAGTATGTGTTTTGCCAAACTCTTTCCTGTCACCAAAGTAAACACCCACATCCAATCCCAAGTTGATGTAGTCTTCTTCTGTTTGTACAACCAAACTTTTGTTAGGCACAACTACAATACTACGCCCGTACTTTTCTACACTGCTACTAAGTGCGGCTGTTATTAGTGTTTTGCCTGCGCCTGTAGCAATTTCCTGTAAGCACTGTGGGTTTTCTAAGAAGTTGTTTACTACATCAATTTGGTAGTCACGTAGCACAACAGGTTGTCCTTCAACTGGGTGTCCTTCTGGCCAGTTCTTATGAGCAAATGTTTCTTCACTAACACGATTAAATGTCAACTCGCCGAAGTTTTCTCTACGGTCTTCCAGCTCGATATTATAGTTATAACGTTCAACTATCGGAAGTATTTCGGGTAATAAATTTAAATATGTACTACCGCCCATTTGGAAAAAACTTACTGTTCCGTCCCAACGTCCTAATTTATATGCTGGCATATGCCTAGCATAAGGCAACATATATTTAAATGTGTTTACTAACTTCTTTCTGACATCAAGATCTAAGCCTTCGAGTTTGATGTTGACTTCGTCTTTGATTATGATTTTACAACTTTTCATTATTCCCCAAACAAATAAAACATTTTCATTACTGGTGTTTTTATTATCCTTTTAGTGTAGTACTTTCCGATTATCATACTATTATCAGTTATAATAATACTATCTTTTAAATCTAAGTCACTAATTATGCTAGCCGAATCTTTGTGCAAATTACGGTCATGGCTTAAAAATATTACCTCGCCTGTAGTAGGAGTGCCAAATGCAATTTCTCTTGCTCTGCTTGTACTTGTAGAATTTTTTTGTAATGTTATAAACACCCAAAAACGTGCATCAACTGATTTCATAATATCTTCTAAATTTTTGTAATTAATAGGAGATTCAAATTTCCTGCCAAGTTTAAGTATATCTGTTTGACTAGTCAGAAGTGCACTTGAAATATTAGTATACTTGTTTTGTACATAGGTTGTCAAATTTTTTCCTGGAAACATTCCATACTTTTCTAATTTTAGACACAAGTTTGGCACAGTCTGACTAAAATCAAAATCTTTAAGAGCACGATCAACATATTCGTTGCTGTTGTTAACAACATATTGATTGTCAACTAAGTCAATATTAGGAATGTAATTATAGTAGTTAGTTATTGCTTGCTGTGCAACATCTAATTCATGCTGTGTCTTGTTATCGACTTTCCATGGATGCTTGTCAAACTCATTTAAAAATTTATACAACAGTCTTAGATTTTTTTCAGTTTTTGAAATATTCCACAAACGATCGTCGCTGTTCCATTTAAAATCTCCGCTACTGTGTGCACTTAAAGTATGCATATAATCTACCATTTTTGGCTGGTAAGGAAATCTTACAATATAATAGTTGTCAGGACCATTGACTATTTCAAAATTATTTTGTACTTCTCTAATAGGAAGTTTAAACTCTGGATTTGTTGATAGAAAATCTACATCAATGTTTAGCTTTTTTTTAATTTGTTTACGATGTTTAGTTATGATACGCACTGCTAATTGCGATTGTGATTTAGTAAATCCAATTCCTTGAACAAGTGTGTCGCTGGTGTTCTCAATAAATCCAACATCGTAGTTTGCAACTTTTACAGGTGGATCAATATAGAACGGAAAATCAATGATGTTGCCGAGTCTATCAACTCGACAACCTAACCATAGTATCCAATCCTCAACAAAATGTGGAAATTTTTTATTGTAGTTAACCAATCTTAGCGCACTTTCATGCAAGTATTTTCTGCAATTCCTTGCCAACGGTTCGGACTCATGCGGCGCAGGTCTGCTAGTTTAATTGCCATACGCAGGCTCATTTCACGCAAACGATTTTGATTGTTTTTCATAAAATCGATGATTTCGTTTTCTTGCATTTTATCAAGACCGTATGCAGCAAACAAGCCGCCGCTTCGAGCAATTTGCTTAATACGCAAATACTTATCACGCATGGTATCTAGTGTAAGATCTAAATAATGACAACGACTCATCAATGCTTCTAAGTGATCTTTGAGTTTAAGGCTACGAACATTATCAAATTTAACATTTGTAATAAAGATAACCGAACCTTTGAAGTCAAAGCTATTAGGCACACCTTCATTGCGAAGTTTGTGACTGTCGGCATTCCAATGAATAGTTCTGCGCTTGCTGCTATCGAGTGCTGCCTTAAGAATGTTCAAACTCAGATCGTCCATTAGTACACTGTCACAGTCATCAAACACTAGAACATTATTTTTGTCGCTGTATTCGTATAGTTTACAGTAAAGCCCAATTGGAGTCATAGCACCTTTTACAACTTCGTATTTGCGAGGGCGTCCTGCTAAGTCATCTAGCAAACCGCTTTTTTCTAATTCACGCTCAACACCAAAACTTTTACCAACACCCGGAGGTCCTGTAACAATCATAGCACGTACATCACCGTTAACAGTGGCACGTGTCATTTCGTCTAGTATTTCGAAACGTTCTTCAATACGAGAAATAATTTGCTCGTCTGTTTCTTTTTTTACAAGTGCAGCATCTTCTCCGACATACTCGTAATCGTCAACCATAATACGAATCTTTTTGTAATCAGAACCTAGTGTATTACTAGCGTCAACTGTAACAAAATTTCCTTTGGCTCCAGATGTTACTTCTTTGAGCATTGGAAAAATCTTATTGTTAATAGTTTTGCCTCGGTATGTACCATTGATAACTTTTACACTTTGCATATGCAACTCCTTGCTTCTCTATTACAACACTATTATAGCACTATTAAGATTAGTGTCAACCTGTTTAATCAAAGAAGTTACCTTCTGTCCAAACAAAAGTATTAAGGTCCCCGGATTCTCTCCAAACGCCATCTTTGAAGTTAGGAGTTGTCCACAGTAGTTTCTTGTTAGCAGTAGGGTATGCATCAATTGCTTTTTCTGCTTCAATTTTTCGAGTTTTGCCGTATGCTTTAAAAACAAATCTTGTCATATTGCATGCTCCTTAGTTACAGTTTATAATAGCATACATTCCGATAGTGTCAACCATTAACTACTCAGTTTATAAATACATACATGGAACAATACTATAACCGATTACTAACTCAACTCGAAGGATACACTGTACAAGGGATATTCCAAGGAAAAAGAAGCATCAAAGATATTGTTACACTACAGGAAGGCACACGTGGTCGTGTATTTTTCTTTGACCAAGAACCAATGAGCAAAACGTTAGATTGTGAACTGTGGGATCATATTTTTCAAGAACCTACTATATTTGCTAATAGCGAACTTAATAGTCAGGATAAAGAATACCTACAGGAAAACTATCCAAACTTTATCGACTGGTATTACTTTAGTAATGCAATGTTGAGTTTAGAATGGTTTGATCCGCATAAACATAACTATGCAGGTTGGTGGGACCACAAGCAAACATTACTAGATTGTAACTTAATTACCGGAAGTAGACAATACAGAGTTTATTTAATTCACCATATGTATCACAGAGGCTTTAATAACAATAGTTTTTTAAGTTTCAACGGTGACTGGGATTGGAAAAAAGATCTAGAACTAAACGATCAATTTGGCTTACTCGAGCATGGGACATTTGATCGAATACCTACAGAAAAAATAAGTTACGACAACTGGGGGAAAGACCATGCATTATACAACGGATTAATGCAAAGTCGCATACCATTGGATTATTACAGTCAAGTAAACTATATTTTTATTAGCGAAACATTGTGTGTAGAAAACAAAAAACATCTTAGCGATAAAATATTTAAACCAATTGCTGCTGGAAAACCATTTGTTGTTGCTGCTGGTGTGAACAATTTAGAATATTTAAAAAGTTATGGATTTTGTACTTTCAATGACTTATGGGACGAAAGCTACGATCAAATAGTTGATCCAAAACAAAGATTAGACGCACTGTTTGATATTGTCGACTATAAAATTAATCTCGGAGAAGAATATCTTAGTGATTTTGATCCCGCAAAACCCCATCAAACACAACTAGAAAAACTAGATATGTTTGATGCTGCACATAAGATTGCACGTTGGAATCGTGAATGGTTCTGGAGTGATGAATTTAAAGATAATCTATTCACTGAAGCGTTCGAAAACTTAGAAATTGCAAAACAAAAACTAGACTCTATGAACATCTAGTGTAACGCAGTGATGGCCTCCGCCTAGTGTTCTGCTTTCTGTTAAGTCGCAGTGAACACTTTCAACGCCGTATGTAGCAAGTTTTTCCTCAAGTATCTTTTGTTTAGGATCAATGATTGCAGTTTTTTCATCAAACATTAAAAAGTTCAGTCCAATCCAGTTGCTTGCATATGGATAATGTTCAAACGGCTGCCATGTTAGTTCGTCTGCGTGTACATAGATTTTATCCCAATCTTTAAATACAGCAGGACAGTTATCATCATTGATACGTCCGGCGTTTAATACTACTAATCCTTCACGTATAGCAGTAATAGTACTATCAATATGAAATCCAGCATACAGGTTATCAATAGGATGCACACGGTATTCTTTTCCAAGCCATTCTTGCAGCCATCTTGCTCCTTCTATATTTCCACTAGGACTAACTAAATAAAGAAGGTCTCTTCCCAATCTACACACATTTGCTGCATCAAACATAGCATCAGGGTCATCGCAGCGATGAACTGGGTGACCATCCCAAACATGCAACATTGTTTCCCATTCATTGCGTCGACTGGTCCACGGTGTTGGGCATGCTAACACTTTGTCACCCACAACTAACACTGTGTCACGGGGACAATATCCGTAGAATTGATCTAGCATTTGATAATTCCTCGGAAGAGGTCTATGTACTTTGGCACCTAAATCTTCAAGTACTGCTGAAAATTCATTTAAACTTTTGTTTGCACGATCAATAATTGACTGTTTTACAGGACCGAACTCAAATTCAGTTTCTGTCCATGTCCTATTTTCTTTGCTGCCTGACATTGAGTTATAAAATTCAATATCGCTTGCTGGCCAGTTAGCATGTGTAGCATCTCCTACTACAATTTCTTTTAGCTGTCCCCATTCGTTTTCACTGAATATTGTCATTGTTTATTTGTGTCCTGTTAATTGTAGTGTATATCTTTTTTCAATACCAATATTCGCTGCCATATGCAAAGTGTTGCCGAGCCACCAAAAATAATCCCCGGCTTGCCAACCTGTTTGAGGTTGGTTATTAATTTCAAAATAGTGTCCGCTTTTCCAGTCTTCCAGCATTACAATAACACGAACAATGTCATTGAGCTTGCATCCAAACAGGTCTCTGTAACGTTTGTAAATGTCTCCATGTACTGGTAGTATTACCCCTGTGCCCATTTTATAATAGCTACTACCTACATTGCTAACACCAAATTCGTCAGCAAACCAATCAATTAGTGTTGGGTTCCAACTTGGTTGTTTTTCTCTCATATCGCATAAAAACCCAGTGTAATGACTGTCAGGGTGTACATACCCTTGTCTATGCCATTTTTCTAAATCTTTTGGATTGTTAAATGCTTCAAGACGGTAATTTAAATTTTTATATTCATTGTCCCAAAAAGGGTCAATGTGTCCTTTGCCCCACTCTTGTGTTTCCATATTGTATTACCTTAACTGTGTTATCTTTTGTTTTAAACTTTCTCCACGGATCAACCACAATACTATTTTCTGGTATTTCACAGTAGAGTTCGTCTTGTGTGTCGGTACTGGCATAATTATAAGTTGTACTTGCGCTGTGTGCTAGTAAAAATACGCCAGACTCGGTTGGCTGAAAATTATCACTGGTGTTAGGATCAATGTATACTGGTACATGACCCATGTCATTGAGGTAGTGTCCAATTAATAAGCTGTAACTTCCTTCTAAATACTCTACACCTGGCTTGTATGATTTTCCGTGTATGTATACTGGATAATTGTTTTCTGAGGCTAAGTTAGCTAATTTTGTTGCCATGTTTTTTGCTTGAATCTGCCTAGCATTCATTATAGCATCAAATAGATCATATCCTAAGTCAAGTTCCTGTGCCATGTAGCGCAGAGCTATATTATCACGTGGGTGACAGCCGCCTCCGTCGCCCATACCAGCAGTCATATATTGCGGACCCATAATACGCTTTGTGCTATATGCAAGTGCATTTGTTACTACATCTACATTGATGTTACCCTGCTTTTCAGCAACGTCTTGTATCATATTAACAAGACCAATTTTAGTACTAATAAAGGTATTGTAAAAAACTTTAATAGCTTCGCATTCGTCCCATGTTCCGATTTCATATCTTGGATTGTTTTCCATAATGTTTTTATAGAAGTCTACTAGTTCTTTAGCATCGCCAGTTTCGCTACCGTCTTCAGTGCCGATCATAACCATTTCTGGATTGACCATGTCCCATGCTACACTGCCCATTGCGATTAAATATGGATTGTATACAAATCTTGTATTAGGTACCAAATCAACAAACTGTTTGCGTGTTGTGCCTGGCAATACTGTACTAACCAGCACCAATAACTGATCTTTGTTCATATACTGATTTGCTTCTGCTAGTACTTGTTTAACAATACTGTAGTCAAAGTCTTTAGGCTCTAGATGAGCAGTTGGATCTCTTCCGTCATAGTCCGGATCATGCGGTGTAGGCACAGCAACAAAAACAATATCTGCATTTGCAACTGCACCTTTTATTGACGTAAACATTGTTACAAGTTGACTTTTCTTGTAGGTTGCATCATACCCAGAGACCGTGTGCCCTTTTGATGCGATTGCTTCTGCACATGGCATTCCTAATTTGCCAACGCCTAGCCAAGTAATTCTCATAATATGGGATAACCTTTTAATTATAAAATATTTATAGTTTCAATTCATCAATATTTACCGGAATGTAATTTGTCTGTTCGACACATACACATTTATATCTACCTTCGGGCGACTCTGCAGAATGTATGTGTCCGTGTACATTTAACAACGGGGTTTTTTCATCAACTAGTACTTCGCCTGCTCTTTTATAAATCCAAGAAACATTTTCGTGCACTGGAGCATGTGTTAGCATTAATTTTCTATCGATGTCAATTTTCCAAAGGACAACTTCTTTAAACCACTTGTAGCTACAGATCATGTCAATTTTGTCATGATTGCCAACAACTAGATTTTTAGTCCCGTTTAAACGAGGCCAATTTTTTTCCATCCAGGCAACTTTATTGTCTCCAAAAATAACATCGCCTAGATGCCATACAGTATCTTCAGGTTTAACTACACTGTTCCACGATTCGATTATGTGTTCATTCATCTCAGAAATAGTGTTAAAGCCAGGACGAACAAGTGTGTTATCTTTTTCCTTGGCTCCAAATATCCATTGATCATTGAAGTGTGTGTCGCTAGTCAGCCATATGTTGCTCATTGTTTCTTACTCTTTTGTTGTATTTAACAACTCCTTCAAGAATATCAAATTGGTAACCAAGACGGCGTGCAGTGTGTAACATAGCACTAGTATCCTTAGGTAAACAATGTCCGCCCCAACCCAATTGATTGTCTGGTCCGGGAACATAACTATGGTCTGGCATAATACGTTTATCTTGTGTTAAATGGTGCCTAACTGTTTCAAAATTAGCGCCAATTAGATCACTTAGTTCATACAAATGATTAAAGAATCCGACTTTCATTGCAAGAAAACTGTTTTCTGCATACTTGATTAATATTGCTTCTTCGTGCGAACATGTAAAGTGGTGTATAGAAGGGAAGCGATGCCTAAACACGTCTAACCAAAAATCAACATTGCCGCCTCCAAGTATTACAAATTCCTGTGCTGCGAAATCGTCATTGGCACTTGCTGCTCGTAAAAACTCTGGGCTTAGTGTAATTCTGTGAGTAGGATACTTGGCACGTAACTCTTGGAAGTTTTCTAATGCTACTGTACTTTTAATTAGCACAGGTGTTGTTTCTGGGATATCAGCAAAGACTGCTTCAATTGCTGTACTGTCGCAAGTACCGTCGCCGTTGTTGCTTTCTGGTGTACCTACACATACAATCACACCGTCTGCATATTGATCATATATACGATTTTTGTTGTATTGAGGATCTACTACATAGGTATTAAAGTAATCTTTAAGACTATTTTCTACAGCTTTGCCTACAAAACCATAACCAGCAATTGTTATTTTTTTCATTTTATTTTTC